TTTTGTGGTAAGCCTACCTCAGACGGAAATCCATTTTATTGCAAAAATCACTGTCAAACTGTTCAGGAGTTTTTTAGAACTTGTCGTTAAGTAAAGGATGTAATCTTATTCGTCCATATCGACAAAATGGACACATCAAATTTTAGATTGGCCTTTGTGATGGAAAAGATAGATGTAATTATGATAGGAAATGAGATTTAGTACAAAACAATATTTCAAGCATAGATATCGGGATAATCCTGTTTATAGAAAAAGTCAGATTGCGGCAGTCCTAGCATGGCAGGCTCGAAATCCCAAGAAGGTCAAACAATACAGGAAAAATCAAAACATAGCGTATGCTAATAGAACGCCAAGTGAAATCAAGAAAAGAAAACAATATCTGATAAAACTCAGGAGTAAAAAGAAATGAAGGCCGAAACCGCTCTTGTCACTGATAAATTCTTTTTTCATTATTGTCACAAACTTAAAGGATTAATGTGCCTGAGAATTTACCATGAAAAATGTCCTCTATGTGATCAGAAAAATCCAGCCTACATAAAAAATAGAATGATCTTTTTAGTAACTGATTATGATAATAGACCTATTATGGCTTTTACAGATCATCGAGACGCATACGACTTTATCTGTGAGAATCCTCAAGGCGAGTACATCTTACATGATACAGGATTTGTTGAATGAAATGAGTGACATAATCAAAGGCAAAGTATTCGTGAACGGCAAGCCCTTCGATGAATGGACATCAATAGAACACATGATGTGGCAGCAGGAAACTCAGATGCTAATACAAAAAACACAGGATCTCAAGGGCAAACTTGTTCAATTAGCCTATATGAAAGGATGGATGAAATGATAGAATTTCTGATTGTTGGGCTATTCTCAATTCTTATTTTATTATGGTTAGTTTCTCAGCCAACTCCATCGCACATTTACGATAAGAGATTTAAAAAAATGATTGAGGAAGAAATAAACTTCTTTGAACACGTTAAAGAAAGAATGGGTATGAAATGAAATACAAGTGTGATAAATGCCACGAGGAATGTGAGTCTTTCAGTGACTGTGGGATATATCACAGATGTGGCGGAGTGTGGATAAGACAACATGCTTCTTGAAATGATAGTCAACGGTTCACTTTTCAGTGCTCTCGCACTGCTCAACGGAGTGGGCCGTTGACAACTTCTAAGGAAATTAAAGGGAAATTCCTATGGCGAAAATTATCTAATGATACAGGAGTTTATGATTTTTCATTATCTATTAATGGCTTTGTCATCTTTTCAATTTTACACGAATTGAGAGAAACCTATATCATAATTCTAAATCATGGAGTTTATGAGAGGTTCGAAGATTGACATCATCTAAGAAAAGTAAATGTGTTTTTTGTGGTAAGCCTACCTCAGACGGAAATCCATTTTATTGCAAAAATCACTGTCAAACTGTTCAGGAGTTTTTTAGAACTTGTCGTTAAGTAAAGGATGTAATCTTATTCGTCCATATCGACAAAATGGACACATCAAATTTTTGTTGTTTTAGTGACGGCGGACATGTTATTCATGCCGATCCGAATGGAAATCCCTTTTGTCCGAAGTGTGGTAAGGAATTTGACATCAAGTAAAAAAAAAAGCGGAAAAAAAAGGTTAAAGAAGAATCTAGGGATATGTATTCATGTTATCAATAATTACAGTTATCCCTTCATTGGTTTTCCCTTCGCCTCCGAATTTGGGTCTGCAGTGGAGGGATAACACTTGAAATTTCATAAAATGAATTGGGATGATCAGTCAGTCGAATTTCAATTAGTGGCACAAATAAACTCGCTCAATAAACTGAGACTGTATTGGAAAGTAAAAGGCGAAAAAAAGAAAGAGGAGGAAGTGAAAAAATTGCTTAAAAAAAGTGTGATTGATAACGCTAAATTCTTCAGGATGTTTGTCAGTTTTGCCGAATCCAAAAGAGCAGAAAAAATGTTCGAGTATCTCAAAGCCGAAATGGAAGAAGATGAGACCAAAAAATGAGCGAAGAGCAAGAACTGGCCTGGCAGGAGCCTAAATCCCCGAAACAAATCCTGGACGAAGCAATCGAAAAATACAATCTAGACACTCTTTATGTTCTATATTCCGGAGGAAAAGACTCGATTTGTGTCCTTCATTATGTGGCAACGAATTATCCTGATTTGTTCAACCGCGGTGGAGCCGTATTTACTAATGTAGGCTTGGGAGCGCAAGCAACTAGAAAATTTGTGATCGACTACTGCCATCGAATGAACTGGAAGTTAACAATGACTTGGCCCATCGAACGTGATCGATTCTATAATATTGTAATGAAGTTCGGCTTTGCATCCGCAAGAAATCACCGACAATGGATGGGCGCTCTCAAATATCATAGTTGGGAATTCCTGATGAAAGAGGCTCTTGCTCGAGGAGAACGAGCAGCATTCATCTCAGGCGTAAGAAAAAAAGAATCCAAGGCAAGAGAACTAATAAAACGATATGCCAGGAAACCAATAGACAAAGACGGAAGTAAAATTTTCATCAAACCATTCCTTTACAAGAACGGTCTCCAGTTATGGAATTATTTCAATGAGCATGAATTAGAAAAATCCCCTGTTTATTCATGGCTCAATCGAAGCGGTGAGTGTTATTGTGGCGCATACATAGCCGAATGGGAACTAAAGATGATTCAAAAATACGATCCTTTCGCGTTTGCCGCAATCCAATGGTTAGAGAAAGAAATACAACTTCATGGTTCAAAAAATGCGAAACATTACTGTCGTTATGGAGGCTGGAATCAGGTTCCGACTTCAAACAGAACGAAGGAAATCGAGCAACAGACCACTTTTGATGATTATCTGGCCCAGGAATTATGCGGTGAAAGTTGCATTGTCTGATTAAAAAAAGACATTAGCCGTGAATAGTGCGACAGTCTGCAGATCCAAAGACTATCAATAATAATAACAATAATAACAACCGTCCAATGCCAAATCCAAGACTAAGATATCAAAAGAAAACAAAGCGAAAATACAGCAACAAAAGACTCCCTCGAGAGTTCAAAATGCTCGAAGATCACTTCAATAATTCTTTTAGATTCGGTCACGACCATCAAGTAACCTTTGGTCTAGCCGAAAAAACCTACCAAGCCCTCAAGGCGGTAGCAAAGAAGAATTTTAGAAGTGTTCACGGTGAAGCCAGAGACATCATTCTACAGGGCGTTATAGCGGAGGAGAAATTAAATGACTAGTGCAAGTGAGTACTACCGAACCGTTGGCGAACGTGGATTCAATATACATGTGACAGAACTTGAATACTTCAAGATTCGAAAACTCGCTTTGAAACACAACCGATATGTTACACAGGAATGCCGACACCTAATAGAAGAGACTGTTAGAGATGAAAAAGGTCAAGTGTAAACACTGCGGTTATGAATGGCAAACCAAAAGCAAAATGAAACAGGTTAACTGCCCAAGTTGTCGAAAGGCGACACCCTCTTTTTCTTTATAAACTAATTAAATGGCATAATTCTAAAATACCATAGGACTGTATTCTGGAACCTAGAGAAATACAGAATGGCTGACAGAAAGATGGTCAAAGTAAGAAGAAATGATGTAGCCCTGCACTTAATGCATCATGTTGATTCTCCACAGGAAATCAAAAAAAACATGGAGGCGAAATGGCCTCAAATCAATGAAGATACTGTCCAGAATGATATCAGAGCAATCAAAAAGTCCGCTGCTCCCTGGCTTATCGGGCTTGCCAAGGAAGGTTACATTTACGATGTAATGCTTGGCGTGAAGAAAATCATGGAACATGAGAAGGAATTGGAAGCCATGAAACAAAAGACCACGGATCTCAAGGAGAAACGCGAAATCATAAGGCAGATTGATGAGACCGTAATTGCTCGACTCAGCCTAGAAGGAGAAGGACCTGTATTCTTGGCGGTGACAAGCAGGAAATGAGAAAACTCAGCATTCCTCATCTTTCAAGTTGGGCCGATCAGAATGTATCGCCGATAGAACTGCCGGATATTCCAAACAATGTGATCGACTTTATCGATGAATTCCGTCCGATGCTCGGTCGCATTCCTTTAACCTTTGATCTTTCGCCTTTCTGGATTGAGCCGCTTTTGGACAATCATCCCAACATTTTCTTTTTGAACGGGCGGCAGACATTCAAGACCACAAACTGCGCAACTCTGATCGCGTGGGCTGCTTTACGATATCCTGGATTTGAAAATACCTATGTAGCCGACGACGAGGAGCACAAGTCAGCCTTTTCAGAGCAAAGGCTCAGGTATGAAACATTTTTGTCAAATCCTAAATTATTACAATTTTTACCACATTCAAGGGCAAACATTGGAAGAATCAGACTGACGATTGGAAGCGTCATTTATCTGCTGACGGATGAAAACAAGTATCACAAGGTAGAAGGAAAGGCAAACAAGATCCTAGTGCTCGATGAGGCTCAATCCCAAGATGTTGAATTCATACCTGTTGCGATGTACTCCCTTTCAAAAACGCATGGCAGATTCTATATGTTTGGGATAGGAGGAGAGGCCGGATCAAACTATTACAAATTATGGCAAAGAACGGACCAAAGGGAGTGGATTTATGACGATCAGTACTGGAGGACAAAATTAAAGTTCGACCATAAAGGAGAGATTGTGAACGAACTTGACGAACTCAAAATCATTCTCGCTGGGAAATGGGTTCCACAAAAGCCGGAGAACGTCAACTACCGCGGCTATCATTTCCCTCAAACAATCTTTCCTCACGTTCCGCTTACGATTGATGACGCGATTACTAAATATCAAACGCAGCCAGAACTTTCAATCCAACACCAGCAACGACACTACTCTTCCTCTATGTATTTATCTCACACTCTCGGCGACTTCTACAAAGCCGAACGACGTCCAATCACTCCAGAGATGGTCGAACGATGCTACGTGCGATACCTTCCATTATTACGTGCCGAAGAAGTTAGGAAGATTAAGGAAGTTTTTGGCAACGATATTAGAGTATTCGGTGGAGTAGACTTTGGTTCTGGACCGTCTGCTAGTAAAACTGTCGCGTCTATTCTTATCCATTGGCGTAAATCTCATCGCTATCAGTTGGCTCATATTGACCCGCGACCGCAAGAGCACCAACTTGATCAGGCTCGCTATATTGCAGAGTTATTCCGAGACTTTGCTGTGGATTTCGCGGTTGGAGATCTGGGCTACGGACAAATACAAGTAAAGGTGATCCAGGACGGCGGAAGAGACAGCAGAGATAACAAGTTTGAGGGTCTGGGTCGAAAAAGATTCACGGGTTGTCGTACTACT